ATGCTCGATAGGATGTATCGTTTTTGAAAAACAATTGGTTATGTGTTTTGTGGGAGCCTATTGGGAACCTATAAAAAGATTTTTTGTCATAACAGTGTGAGATGCAAAACACTGTGATGGTCGCTTTGTTGACATCGCAACTTCTGCAGGTATAATTCGCCACCAATTTGTAACCTGTGTATATGTACAGTCATTTGCTGGTTATAAACACAGTGATTTGCTCTTGCAATCTTCCAAAACTTTTTTGTTCGTGTTAGGTTGAGATAACAGTGATGATACTGTTTGCACATTCAGTGTAATGAGGAGGGTGGTTATGTACAGTCCGGTACAAATAGCCAATAAATTCATAACGTTGGGAAACCAACATCATAATCCTCTGACCCACATGCAACTACAGAAGCTTACTTATATTGCCCATGGTTACTATTTAGCATTAACAGGTAAGCCTTTGCTTAATGAATGTGTCTCCGCGTGGAAGTACGGTCCAGTTATTCCTGGAATGTACGATGCTTTCAAAGATTATGGGAATAAACCTGTTACGAATGTAGCAGTAGCTCCTTTTGGTGGCATCGTTACTATGGATCCTCAAGCAGAGAGCATTATAGGGGCTGTTTATAAGTTTTACGGCTCGAAAAATGGAATTGAGTTATCAACTCTAACTCATATGCCAGGTACGCCTTGGTCACAAGCTTATAATGGTATTGGCTCGTCGATCATCTCAAATGATGCGATCAAGGCTTATTATCATGATTTATTGAATAACCGACAGCAATGTCAGGGCCTCTGAAAAAGTAATATTCAGGGATGACATGTCTCATAATTCAGATATCTATAAACTGATCGGAGCGGCCGCAGGTGTTGAAAATGGTCGCTCTGAAGCATCCTTAAACTCTACTGACAGTCAAGAGCAGGCTTTTGAATCCGCATTTGAGCCGTCTAATCATGAGAGCGATGATGATTCTTCTTCAGAAAATAAGGCTATTCTGGAGGAAGAAGAGTTTGGTTCTAATACTGGTGCATTGCATGAGTTTATGCAGCAGAACAGAATGGACAGTCTTCAAGCTCAGCTTGATATGCTCAAGTCACAAGTACGGGATAAGATAGCTGACGCAACTGGTAAAGAAATAGACAATGAGCTTCGGACAAAAATGGCCTCATTCACGGTTTGGTTTATGTCGTGTTGGTGCTTATTTGTAGCCGGAATGTTTGTATCATTTCTTATTGCTTATGAAGGAAAGCCGCCAGTTGAAGCAATCGTTGCATTACTGGGAACAAGTACAATTAGTATTGTTGGTTTGGTTGGCTTCGTTGTTAGTGGATTGTTCAAATCTAGAAAAGATGGCGATAAAGAAAAATAACCCGTATATACACGGGTTATTCATGGTCTTAGTTTAGTTATATTTTTGTTTATCCGTTCTGACCTTTTCCCACTCAGCTCGTCCTTCTTCTCGCCTTTTGTCTATGTATTCCGCAAGATCCTGAATATTGATGCAACGTTTTGCTTTTTGTGATGTGCCGATGCGATATGTTGGAACGGGCAACTTACAAGCGTTTGCTTTTGCTTCTGCCGTGGCTGGACTCATACCAAAGTACTTTTGGCTAACTGCTGAGAGTTCAATGTTTGGGGTATTGAATTCAGCCATCAGTAAAAACAAGGTGTTCATAATTTTCTCCATCAAAACCGGCTGCACCCGGGAAAATCATAATTCTGTGCTGGTGGCAGGAATTAGTTTCTGCCAGATAGCGGAAACATATTTTGCCTGATGACGGGCATCAGCCAGGGCGTTGTGCCGTTCGCCATCGAAAGGCATGTCCATTTTTGGGTCGAATCCGATGGAACGCCCAAGCGTAACGATCGTGCGTACATCGTGGTCATTCCAGTACGCCCACGGGCAGATTTGTCCTGCTCGATCGTAAGCTCCACGTAAAATTACGTTGTCGAAGGTGGCCCCGTTACCCCAGACTTTTAAATATTTTATATTGTCTGCATGCTGATTAATGAAATGACTCAATTCAGAGAGTGCATCGCTGATCGATAAAGTATCATCAATACAGATTGCAGCTCGTGCTTCAGGGCTCTGTTTCAACCACCACAGGATGGTATCGCCGTCAGGTGTAGCTCCTTGCTTCATAGCACTGTCCAGGCTGACAACCGCATAGAATTCTTGTCCGATGTCACCGGTTTCTGGGGTAAAGAACACCGCGCCAATGGAAACGATCGGTGCATCCTTATTTTTCCCCATCGTCTCAAGGTCGATCATTAAGTTGTTCATCACTTCACCTCTTGTGATGGTTTTGCTGCAAAATACTCGATACCTTTATCCCAGATAGATTTTATGGTCGACCACGTGACTGGCACTTTAATTTCAATACGTCCGCTCCCGTCACAGGTATCGCAATCATCATCGCCAAAGCATTCCAGGCAGCTTATAAACGTAGTTTCTGAAAATTCACCGGATAGCGCCCCCTTAGCGCCGTTCTCGGCTGTTAGTCTCTTCGGCACCATAACCCAACCATCCGGAGTTACCGGAGAGTTGCCAGACAGTGCGTTCTGCAATCGTTCCAGCTTAACGTATTCCTGAACCCTGTTTCCGTCGCACGCCTGAAGCCATTGCACAGCCTTTTGCGCATCAGTGTGAAAGGTACAAGTGCGACCGTCATCAAATTGCATTTCGTAGAGGTCAGCAACCTGTTTAAACTGCGTTTGTGGCAACTTGTAAGCCTGGCTTGCAGGTACGGCACCATAGAGCATGGCAGCTCGGCAGGCGTTCCCGCCTTCATCAAAACCGACTATGCCATTATTTAAAGATGGACGAGCATCTGGCACCACCGGCACTGGCTTGGCTATATATAGCGGCTGAACATACCAGCCCTTCGATAACCAACTGTCAGCAATGTTTTTACTCCGGGTTATTGCCGGAATACCTAAGCCGTTGTCTGAATGCAGCCAGACCACCGGTTCTGCTTCTAGCGAGGCTAACGCTATTTCATAAGCCCGGTGCTCAATATTGTCTCGAACGTCCAGGCTGCCTATGCGCTCTTTGATTTCTTTAATCAGTTCTTTGTCGGTGAACGTTGTCATGTGTTAGTCCTTAACCCGCTGTGCTTTCAACTGACGAGGGGAACAAAATCTTTTCTTCAAATCCGGCATTCATATCATGAACAGCAACACACCAATCCATTGACGAACGATTATCAAGAGCCTCCATGATTTCATCCATGCGGCGTAGGTCATACAGGTAAATGTTTTTATCGCCAATGGTGTAAAAACCAATTTTTTTCGGTGACGGGCAGCGATCAAGAACGTTCTGTAATTCGCTCAACCATGCCTGTTCCTTTTTTGTCAAAGTTGCCATATCACTCTCCTTTGATGCGAATGCCAGTGGTACTCATTCTCCTGATTTCCCAGAGCACACGAGGAACACCACCGTTTCCGACCGGATCGCGTTTACTCCGCAGGGCGACGCTTGATTCCGCCCAGCTTTTTCTTGGAGGAAGCTCTTTCACACGAACAAAACCAACTGCGCGAAGAGATGCTCCTGATTCATCTGCCTGGGTGTACGTAATACAACGTTGATAACCCATAGCCTTTGCTGCCCGCCAGACAGCACCATAAAGCGCGCTGTTAGCGTTGCGTTCTCCTGTGGTACATGTGCGATTTACTTCAAGCGTTAATCCATCGTCCAAATGTCGTGCAACAGGTCTACCGGCTGTCGCCACACCTATCAATTCTCCGGCATCATTTCTCAGACCAATGCTGAATTTATGCCCCACCGGGGGTTTATTGTGTCGGTGATGTCTGGATATAAACGCCTTCGCAACACGAAGAGTAACCGGTGAAATCTGCACTCTCACTCTCCTTTGATGCCAATGTTTACAGCCGGGCAAGCCTCTTTGAGCACCCAGTCAACAGCGTCTTTCCATGCTCCGGTTTCGACTGGCGGGTTCTCACGTTTTACCTGCTCATAAAAACGCACCGCTTTAATCAGTCCTTCCGGTACTACTGGCGATGGCTGTTTAGCTTCTAAATCAGCAATTCTGTCAACCACGGCATCTACAGCATCTGAAAAGCCGAACAAGTTGCTCCACTCCGGCCTATCCCCGGTTGCTGCAAAATACATATCAGCTAAAGCAGACTCAGCATGATCACGCTCGCTGATGAGTTGCTCTTCGCTTTTCTCCAGTTCAGCAATACGCTTACTTCCATCCGAGATAACACCTTCGTAATATTCACGCTGCTCGTTGAGTTTTGATTTTGTCTCCTCAAGTTCAGCAACCAGTTTTCGAAGCCCTTCAATCTCACCATTGCGAGCAATGAGGTCGCGGCACATGCTTTCGTTCTCATCCAGCAGTGCCAGCACGGTAGCCGGATTGGCTGCGGCTATGAATCGTTTATTGGAGCGATTATCCGGTCCTGAGCATGATGCTATGTAGTAATTGGCGTTCAGTCCGGCATCGGCAATTACTCCATGGTAGTCATCAGCACACCATTCGCCTGGTGTTGCATTTTCTGCCGCCAGTCGCAGAGCCTGATAGTTAATCTCGCTCACTGGTTGCCTCCTTTACGGATCTGCGCTGCGATGCGCGAAAAAAAAGACTCCCGCGTATGACTGTTAAGAGCTGGCGCGAACGCTGCGTTAAGAACGGCAGCATCACAGCCGTCATCGATATAGAGCGCAATTTTTTTCTCCAGGCGCGCTTTGGCTTCCTGCAACTGCATACCCCGGCACGCACGCGGGATATACTCAGCAATTTGAGCGATAGATTTTTCGTTCTGTTTAAACATGCTTCACCTCGATAGGCTTGATGCTGTCGATCAGCAGTCGGCGGCGCGTATTTTCTGCAAAGTGGCGGCGTCCGGTTTCTTTGTGGTAAAACTCGTTTTTTCCGACGACCCACATCCGCTTTGTCTGGTGCAGTTTTTTTACCTGCGGACCGTCTCGGGTGATAACAATTCCTGTATGAGTTTTTATCACGCTCATTTCTTATTCTCCGGTGCTTTCGGCATTACTGCCCAGTGAGTGATATTGACGTTTTCAAGGTCCCCGACCTGAAATGTCCACTGCCATTCTCCGGTTTCTTTTTGTCCCCAGGTGTACCAGAGAGAACGCCAGCCAATTAGCCAGCCTTCTCCGTTAGCATCAAATAACAGAACACTTTCATTTGCTGGTGGCAGTTCAGCTGACACTGGTATTATTTTGTTTTCCAGTGCCGCACATTTAGCTTCAAGCGCATCGAATTTACGTACCAGGTACTCAGCATTTGTTTCGTTCACTTTCAGATCTCGCGGTACACATTTCCCGCGAAGAAACCCTTCCATTTCGAAAACATTCATGCGCATTTGCGTAACTCCGATAACTCGTTAAAACGTTCCATAAACATCCCGTAGGCATGGCCTGGTGACAGTGGAATAACTTTGAACATCTCTGTCGCCGGGATACCTTCCAGTACAGGCCAGAAAGAGCCATCATCAAGCCCGAGATCGCGGCGTTCGGTTGCCAGCATAATGAGATCGGCATATTTCACTGGCGTGCTCATAACAGGAGGTAACCCGTATTTCTCACGGATTACGGCGTCTATTTTTTCTTCCATCCGTTTATAGTCAGGAAGAAGGCGTTTCAGTGGTGCGGGGATGTCCTGGCAATATGCTTCTGTTGCATCATGCATTAACGCTTCAAAAGCAAATTCCTGCGGCACCAACTGGCTGCAAAGCACCGCATGCTGGGCGACACTGTAGAAGTGTGAAAGATGTCCTGCAAAGCGACAGATATTTGAAAGGGAAACTGCGATATCGTTAATCACGATGTCGTCTTTATTTATCCTGTCATAATAAAAATGCTTCCCGGAAAAAGTTTTAATAAATGACATTTCGTTCTCCACTTTATATGCGCTGCACCGCGTTGAATTCTGCTAAAAGGAAGCTCTCACCATCCGGTGATTATTGAGTTAATTACGTTTCCATAAATGCCCCCGCAGGGGCATTTGCAGTAATGAAATCAGGCGGTGAAAGTACCAATAAAGGTTTCTACTTTGCTGTCTTTGAATTTCTCAACAAGCAGATCACGAAATTCGTTAGCCATTTCTTCCTGCACCGCTTCCAGCTGAATAATGCGCAGAACCAGTACAGGACGATCGCCAGTGATAATGCTGAGTCGTAATTTAAACGGACGTTCTTTCAGGCCTTCAAATGGAACGCATTTAAATTCAAATACCACTGGCATAATGTCTTTGGTCTTCGCTTCGACAGACTCCATCAGGGAGCGTTTGCCGCTGAAGTCATTATCTTCAAAATCAGCGGTCTGGTTCGCTTCAATTGTGATTTTACGGATAGCCGCCGCCGCTTTGGTTGCCTGAATGGCGTCACCATTAGCATCAAAACCCACAAGGTAGTCGGCCCAGTCTTCAATCCATTCTGCCAGTGACTTCTGGGAGTTACGCTCGCCGTTAACAGACAACAGGGCAGAGAACGGTGCTGTCTTTTTCAGTTTGAGAGTGGCGGTGTTATCTGCGTGACCTGGTTCATCGATAGTACCCAGGTTAAGCACACTGACGGCACGCATATTATCAGCATCGATAAAGCAGCGGGTGCCTTCATCTGCAAGATCTTTAGAATAACGGGTAAAGTCATCGATGCTGGCAGTGGAAAGCGCACCACGGAAACGGAAGCGATTTAAATTAAATTTTTCCAGATCATGAATGCGGAAATTCTCAGGCAATGCCACAGCATCGGCACCAATCTTACTGATAATTTCATTAACACCCTGAGCAGAAATAAGGGCATGGATTTGATTAATTGCGGTTGCGTCTAAGTTCTGAGACATAATAAGTCCTCACTATATTAAGATATTCAGTGATGAGATAAATAATCAGGTTATTAAAAACGATATTAATGACCTGCTGCGCGGAGTTTTCCATCAGGCTCACCGGCAAGAGTCAGTAATTGTCCCTGGTCTTCCTGCAGAATAGTCAGGCGACCACCGCGATTGACATACATCGGCGTTTCGGTGGTGTCTTCTTCGGAAATTTTCCCGCGGTTAGTCGGGCGAACATATGAGAGTTTATGTTTGATTTTCACACGGTTCTCATCAAATGGTTCGATTTCCAGGTTGAGCGAGACCTTACCTTTGGTTTTCGTGTTCATCACACCTGAAGCGACTTCACTGAGAACTGCGCCGATTTTGGTTTCAAATACGCCGCCGTCCAGCTCCCCGATAAATGCCTGCACATCAGTACTGCGTTCGCTAGCCATTTTGCTGCTCCTCATCATATCGACCCTGCAAGGTCGGTTGGTTTCTCCACAAAACAGAGAAGAACACCTGCGGTGGCAGCCGCCCGGATGGATTGGGTTATGAGCCCGTCGTCCGGTGATGCTCTTCTCTGTTTTGTAAAAAGAGCGGTACCAGCCGGAGGCAAGTGTACAAACTGGTACCGCCAAAGCAGTGGCTGTTGTGGTGACCGGTGCTGATCTCCGGCTTGCGGTTATTTCAGACTCTCACGGGCGTTTAATTGCCCCGCCGAACAGCTCTTTTCCGCAATAGCTGCAATGTCTTTCGCGCATCAGCCTGCGCATTCACCACAACGCTGAGAGCACTTAGCCAGTTACGGCACCACACTTTGTCGCGGTTCCATAAATGCCCTCATCGTTGCACCCTGGTCTCTTCCCAGGCGTCAAACCGGATCGCCACGCTGGTTAGGCGTCTTATCAGCATCATCATTGACTTGCACATTCCGGCTACCTGGTTTGTTTGCCCGAGCAAGGAGTGGATTGTCCCCTTTAACGTCCCCAGACCGCTAACGACGCATGTGCCATACGCCGTGTTACAACCAACCTTTCGTTAACAACAGTCTGTTGTTTGTTCAGATAATGATGCTACTAAAAGTAGCAAAAATCAACAACAAAAAGTAGAAGTGTGTATTTAATTTTTAGTTTTCTATATAACGTTATGAATTAAAAGGTTTTTCACAGATGGGGTGATGTGGTGTAGTTACGTATAGAAAATATCGAGTGTCTTTTGTTTTGGTTTAATTATTAGGTTAATTAGATAGTAATAATTTGGGGGAAAATAGTGGGAACTATGGATACAACGGGTCAGGAACAGTGTTATTAAGCAGGCTACGAGTATAAAACCCGACCGGTTGGTCGGGCGAGAATTATGTTCGTTCTAAATCATGGTTATTGTATTACAGACACTTGACTACTGTTGAAACATCAGATTCTAGTGCTTCAATTTGTGCTCTATTAGCTTGGGTCGCCATACCATAGATAGTGTAACTCTTATGCTGCAGCCTACTTAAAGGGCATCCCTCATGGTTTATTATTGCTGCAAGAGTATTACCATCTTTGACATTTTGAACTCTCTCGAAAGTAGCCACATTTGTGAACAGATGAGGATGTGTATTTAACAGGTCATCCGTGATTCTTTTGATCTCTTCTGCATGTGATTTGAATGCTTTTGCTGCATCACTTTCATTAGTTCTTGAGCGGTTTTGTACGAAAAGGTGTAGTTCAGGTAGTTCGATAAGGTTTTGCTTTGCTTCTTTGTTGAAATCTAAGAACATTTCATCTTGTTCTGACTTGTCAATAGACACTCCATAAATAAGTTTAACAAGGTTTTTTATTCCGCGAATTGATGCAGCATCGGCAGTGCAAGGGATAATTATTCTATTTGCCGCGACTACTCCCAATTCTGTGTAGCTGGCAAAACTTGGATTACAATCAATAAAAAATGTTTTTGCTCTGTCAGAGATGTTTTTATCGGCTTCAAAAGATGCTATTAGATCTACCAGCAAAGATCGGCTTTTCTTCCATGCTTCTTTTACTGGGGATGAGCCAATGTGAGATATTAAGCGTGAACAGATATCAAGATCGACATCACCAGGAAGAATATATAAGTTCTCTGGCATTTTTGCATTAACATCATGGGCTCGTACAAAGTAAGAAGATTCATTTCCTAAACGAGACAAAGGAGATTTGCTAAAACGCTCCTTGATATAACCTGCGATTGTAACATTTCTGTCTCGCAATTTATTTAGATTTTCTTCCCCGGTACCATTGCCACCAAGAATAATTTCTGAAACGTTTGATTGAGGGCATGAGTCAATAACCACAACATCTTGATCCGGATGAGATATAGCAAACTCAACGGCAAGATTATATGTAAGAAAAGTTTTTCCTACACCACCTTTGTTGTTCCATACTAAATATTTTGTATTGGTGGAAATCATATCTGCTACCCCATCTGTCGCTTCAGTACGTTCATTAATCATTATCGTATCCTGTTGTATAGAATTGTCTATTATTTATGTTTTATTTTGTGTTAGTAACGCACCCAAAGATAACATATGGTCTTTATCTTTTATTACTTAGGGTAACAGCTCAGTGTTAATCCATTTTTATGGACCAATGTGCCAAATAAAATTTGTATAAAGATTTTCTATCCTTATCTTTTATCATCTGTGCTCGTTTGCTTTAACGATTGCTAGATGCCTAATTAAAGTCGATTATATTTAATCGACTCATGAATCAGTGCCTTACCCATAACATAAAGCTGATCTTGCGACTTCTCATCAATGTACCATTTCTCATAGGCGGGGTTATCCGAAAGAACAGCTAGTTTGTTGCCTTGCATTTGTAGACGTTTAACATGGAAAGTCTTACCGTAAACGAAAGAGTAAACTCCATCAGTCTGGAAGTGGCGAACGGAAATGTCGACAAACAATCGATCCCCGGAAACAAGAGTTGGGGACATACTATCTCCATTTACCGTCATAACTTTTATATCATTCTGAGAACGGTTTCCGAAAAGAGAACGGGCATGTTCAGTTGTGAACTCAATGGCGTAGAGCACATCAACATAGTCTGAAAGCATATAGGTCCCAGGTCCTGCGCTAACGCTAAGATCCAAAACTTCTATCCTGTATACATCGGGCTTTGTTGGATTGGGGATGCTTGCCATTTCCTTACATTCCTCTCTATCTCCAACACCATATTCTAGATATGAAGCTGATACTCCAAGAGCCAACGCAAGTTTACTCATGACAGAGACACGTGGCTTCGCTGCGCCGATTGTGTATCGACGAGCCATTTCATATGTAACGCCCACAAGACTTTTGAGTTGAGTGACAGAGATTCCTTTGATTGTCATCAATTCGTTTAGTCTCTTGGCGAAATCTGGATACTTCTGTTCTTCTACCATAGGTAGAAGATTACTCACATCGCACGCGCTAGTCATTTCTATTTTAAGTAGTTGCAATTTGCTATTTTAAGTAGCATCATCCCTCTGAATTTCAGAGGAGAAAGGTATGTCATCTCAAAACTACACAGAGAAAGCAGTAAAGGCTGCGGGAAAATCTTTATCTGAAGTAGCCCGTCGCTTTGGTTTTAAGTCCACTCAATCCGTCGCCAATTGGGTAATTAACAATCAAGTCCCGTCAGAACGGGTTTTACAACTTTGTGAGTTGGGAAACTGGTCCGTGACCCCTCATGAACTGCGTCCTGATATTTACCCCAATCCAAATGATGGATTACCTGAGTGCTATTCAAAAGTTAGCGGTTCAACTGCGTAAACGTAACCACAGAAACGAGGAATTAACCGTGGGTAAAGAACCTGAATGGAAAGTTGATAAGCAACCAGCATGGCTGGTGGCAGCAATACGAAGAACGATTGCTGATTTACCTCATGGCTATGAGGAAGCAGCGGAAATTCTTGGTTTGTATAAATCTGATGATATCACCCCAGCGAAAGATCAATTGCATAACAGACTGCGTAGCGGTGGGGATCAAATTTTTCCACTTGAGTGGGCCATGGTTTTACAGGATGCCAGTGGTACCAAGCATGTAACGGATGCGATAGCGCGTCGTAGTAATGGGGTGTTTGTGCCGCTGGTGGACATTGATGACATTGACAATGGTGACATTAATCAGCGGCTGATGGAGTCAATAGAATGGATTGGCAAGCATTCCCAGTACTTACGCAAGGCAACTGCTGATGGAGTTATTGACCGGGCTGAGCGTGAGCAAATCGAAGAGAACAGCTACCAAGTAATGGCGAAGTGGCAGGAGCATTTAACACTGTTATTTCGTGTTTTTTGTGCGCCGGAAAAGAGTGACGCCCGCGAGTGTGCAGCTCCGGGCGTCGTGGCGTTTTGTGTCCGTGGAGAAACTAACGCATGAACAGTTTAACGGCAAATAACCGTTTGTCGCAACAGCTGGTGGTCAGTGTCGCTGCACACCTGTTGTTACGGCATGAATGCAGATTACCAAATCACCTGGCTGTAAGTAACCACAGAGAACTTTACCTGACTGTGGGGGGCGAGTTGTGCAGGAACTTAACCGCTGGTTTCGTGACGGAAGAGGACTTTATGTTCATGTTATTCGTTGGGAGCCAGAAACACAGCGCGTTATCTATCTTCGCAAAGACTACCCGCATGAGTGCTTTAGTCCTTTGTGGAAATTCAGGCGTGATTTTGTTGAGTGTGAAGGACCACCAGCACATTGATTCTGCCATTCCGGGACGTTACACTGTTCAGGCACCTTATAAAGCGGGTGCCGGGATTGGCGTCCTGAAATTGATTACTGAGCATAACCGCGCTCATGCGGTTTTTTCGTGTCATGAGCATTGCTACGCCCAAATTATGGTGGGGCGTACAGGGCCGACTTCGGTCGGGCCGGGTTCGGTAGTCTCCGGTAACGCCAACCCTGTACGTCTCACCACCTCTGTGATTGGCGTCCCATGTGGTGAGTTTTCTAAAAAACTGACTACCGGGGCTGTCACCATGACTACTCTCCCAACCCTCTCTCAACCTGAAATTGCCATCGTTGATGGTCAGGCTGTTACTTCTTCTTTGGCTGTTGCTGACTTCTTCTCTAAACGTCATGACGATGTTCTGAAAAAGATCCGCATTTTGGATTGTTCTCCAGAGTTTTGTGCCCGCAATTTTGCGGAGACATCAATTTTGGTACGCCAGCCCAACGGCGGTACTCGCAAACTTCCTTGCTATCAAATAACCCGCGACGGCTTTGCGTTTCTTGCTATGGGGTTCACGGGGAAACGTGCTGCCCAGTTCAAAGAGGCATACATCAATGCCTTTAACCAGATGGAGAAACAGCTTTCAAAGCCCTCTGTACCGAGCGACGTTGCACATAACGCCAGCGTTCTCTATTCCTACATTTCATCAATTCATCAGGTCTGGTTGCAGCAGCTTTATCCCATGCTGGAAAAAGCTGAATCACCGCTGGCTGTAAGTCTGTATGACCGAATTAACGATGCGGCATTTCTTGCCCGTCTTATTCATTCGTCGCTGAACTCTTCAGAGGTAAGGGGGCGCAAATGATCCGGAATATTTTCAAACGATTTACCAATCAGACTTTCCGTTGTCCTCGCCCGGGTCAGTGGTACACCACGCCTGCAGGGCATGTTCTACGTGTTAGCCTGGTGGACCGTGAATGTCAGAAGGTGATTTGTGAACCGCTGGGCCGTAATTACCGCGTCAGTATGCCGCTTATAGCCTTTTGCTCCGGAAAAAACATGAAGCATCTCGGAGGTGCAGCATGAGTATGGAGCTGATGGTTAAAGCGATGAAAATTCGAGTGGGTAATCCATTGCGAAAACTGGTTCTGATCAAGCTGGCTGATAATGCCAGCGATCAGGGTGAGTGCTGGCCCAGCTACCAGCATATTGCTGACCAGTGCGAGATTAGCAAACGTTCTGTGATGAATCATATTGCGGCCCTTTGTGATTCCGGGCTGGTAAAAAAAGTCACCCGGAAAGGTGAAAAAGGTAACTCAAGTAATATCTATCTCCTTCATCTTGATGGTGCAGGAGATTCACTAGGGGGTAGTGCAAATAATTCACTATCTGGTGCAGCAAATTCACCAGGTAGTGCAGGAGTTGCACCAGGGGGTAGTGCAGGAGATTCACCCAGAACCAGTCACTCTTTTGAACCAGTCAAAGAACCAGTCAATGAACCAATAGCTGTTGGTGCATCTGCTGATGAGTCTGTGCGAGTTCGTTCAAACCGACCGGAATACTCTCCGGAGTTTGAGCAGGCATGGCTGGCATACCCCAAACGTGCTGGTGGCAATTCAAAATCTGCAGCCTTCAAAGCCTGGAAAGCCCGTTTGAATGAGGGGGTAAAACCCGAAACCATGCTGGAAGGTGTGAAACGCTACGCGGGCTGGGTATCTGCGATGGGTAACAGCGGAACACAATTTGTGAAACAGGCTGTCACGTTCTTTGGTCCGGATCGTCATTTCGAAGAATCCTGGGAAGTTCCTGCGGTATCTGCAGCCAGACGCGAGGACCCGTACTTCAAAGCCAGTTACGACAACGTGGACTACAGCCAGATCCCGGCAGGATTCAGGGGGTGATCATGAGTCTTTTGAATGAAGTTCAGAAATTCATTGAAGCCCATCCGTGGTGTACTTCCGGAGACATTGCGGATGCTTTTGCAGGTTACTCACGGCAGCGCGTTCTGCAGTCAGCAAGCAAGTTACGTCAGAGTGGGCGTGTGGCTCACCGTTGTGAAGGAGATACACGCAGACATTTCCCACGCCTGACTGAGAGAGCGCAGGAGCCGGAACCACAACCAGTTCGTGAAACCAGACCTGTGCGCAATTTCTATGTCGGCACTAACGATCCCCGGGTGATTTTGTGCCTGACCCGCCAGGCGGAAGAACTGGAGTCTAGGGGCTTATACCGTCGTGCTGCAACGGTGTGGATGGCGGCATTCCGTGAAAGCCACTCCCAGCCAGAACGAAACAATTTTCTGGCGCGTCGTGAGCGGTGCTTACGGAAAAGCAGCAAGCGCGCTGCATCAGGTGAAGAGTGGTATCTGTCAGGGAATTACGTGGGGGCTTAATGAGTAATAAATATTGCCAGGCGCTGGTGGAGCTGCGGAACAAACCAGCCCATGAACTGAAGGAAGTGGGCGATCAGTGGCGCACGCCGGATAACATTTTCTGGGGAATTAACACCCTGTTTGGCCCGTTTGTTCTGGATCTGTTCACTGACGGTGATAACGCCAAATGTGCCGCGTATTACACGGCGGAAGACAACGCGCTGGCGCATGACTGGTCAGAACGTCTTGCGGAGCTTAAAGGTGCTGCCTTTGGTAATCCCCCATACAGCCGCGCCAGTCAGCATGAGGGGCAATACATCACCGGCATGCGTTACATCATGAAGCATGCCAGTGCCATGCGTGATAAAGGCGGGCGCTATGTTTTCCTGATCAAAGCTTCCACCAGCGAAGTGTGGTGGCCGGAAGACGCAGACCATATTGCTTTTATTCGCGGGCGTATTGGTTTTGAACTTCCTGCCTGGTTTATCCCGAAGGATGAGAAGCAGGTGCCGACAGGCGCTTTCTTCGCTGGTGCTATTGCTGTTTTCGACAAGACCTGGAAGGGACCGGCAATCAGCTACATCGGGCGCGATGAACTTGAGGCATGTGGCGAGGCGTTTCTGGCGCAGGTTCGCCAGCAGGCGGAAAAACTGGTCAGGGAGATGGCGGCATGACGACGTTAACTCAATGCCAGCAGCAGGTGCTGGATATGCTGATTTCTTACCAGCAAGAACGTGGCTTCCCGCCAACCAATCAGGAGGTGGCAACCATGCTGGGATACCGTTCAGTGAATGCAGCGGTGGAGCATCTTCGCGCACTGGAGAAAAAAGGCGTCATCACGATAAAGCGTGGCGTGGCCCGGGGGATAACGCTTCATACCGCGGTGAAGGACGACGACAGCGAGGCGGTCGGGATTATCCGCGCACTGCTTGCCGGTGAGGAAAACGCCAGGCTGCGTGCAGCCCACTGGTTACATGAGAGGGAGCTGAAAGTATGAAGCTGATTCTGCCTTTTCCGCCCAGCGTGAACACGTACTGGCGACACCCCAACAAAGGGGCGTTTGCTGGTAAGAGCCTGATAAGCGCGGCGGGGCGAAAATTCCAGAGCGCGGCGTGTGCAGCAATAGTTGAGCAGTTACGTCGTCTGCCAAAACCAACGTCGGCACCTGCTTCAGTGGAGATCGTGTTGTTTCCTCCGGATAACCGGATCCGCGATCTGGACAACTATAACAAGGCGCTGTTTGACGCCCTGACCCACGCGGGTGTGTGGGAAGACGACAGTCAGGTGAAAAGAATGCTGGTGGAGTGGGGACCGGTTATCCCGGAAGGGAAGGTCGAGATCACTATCAGTAAGTACGAAAAAGCGAGTTGCAAATTAGCAACTCGGTAACGGAATTGAGCAACACCCTAAATTTGGGTATTACCTCGTTAAAGATACTGTATTTATGAACAGTGTATCCTTGATAACTATTAAAAATCGCAGTAAGTTCATCCTGCATCAACGAAAAGGGAGTGCAGTCCCGCTCGTGGATAAAAATTTGTGGAGAAACCAATGAATCAGTTGCTTGTAATTGATGGCGTTTCTGTGCGCCAGTACTTCGAATCTAACTACTGTCTTAACGACCTTCAGAAAGCTGCTCTTCTTGCCGCTGGTGAGAATCGCTCCTCCCGTTCGCTGGAAGTTCACGAGTTTATGCGTCGTCCTGAAACGAAGGCTCTTGTGGAATTATTGGAAGAAGAAACTACGGGAGATTCCCGTAGTATTCCTGTCATCACCATTCAGGGGCGCAATGGTGGGACGTATGTCTGTAAAGAGCTGGTCTATGCATATGCAATGTGGATCAGCCCGGCATTCAGCTTAAAAGTGATACGTACTTTTGATGCGCTTCATAATTCATCACCAGAAGAAACCACATCCGACAAAATTAAATCCGGGGTCATTCTGCTTGAATCAGCAGCAAAGACTCTAAATCTGTCAAACTCCTCGAAACTTGGTGCATACCAGAAATTATCAAAGGTAGCTGGTCTTCCTGAACTTATGCCGATCTATGCCATTGATGCACCTGCTGATGCGCCAGATGGTTCAAGCCGCCCTACGCTGTCGCTGAGTGCACTGCTGAAGCAGTATGGTATCCGCCTGACGGCTAATCAGGCATATCACCAGATGGCGAAGCTGGGGATCGTTGAACAACGCGAACGATACAGTCGTACCGCGATTAACAACATCAAAAAATTCTGGTCGCTGACCGCGAAAGGCTGCATGTTCGG